GAAAAACGGAATCCCCATCATCCTCGGAAACAACGACCAAAAGGCAGGAATCAACTTAGTTATCCAGCGCTTAAAAGGTCCGGAAGGTACGGAACCGTATACTCATCCTACTTTATATATTACCGAAAATTGTGTCAGCCTTCTTTGGGAGATGCAAAAGCTCCGCTGGGGAGCATGGTACAGTAAGAAGATGCAGCAGGATAGGAACGCCAAGGAAGAACAGCATAAGAAAGACGACCACGCTTGCGATGCGCTTAGGTATGGTGTAGCGTCTAGACCATTGGTAGACGATGGTACTGGTGTACCTGAGCCCCGGCTTCCTGTAGAGATGGCAAGTAATGCCATTAATCCAGAACAACCTCGTTTAGCAAGTCTTGGTACTAAATCCTCCGGTTCCGGAGATTTTCATTTAGGAGATGAATACTAATGTTTCAGGAATATGAGCGTCAGCCTCTAACTGTTGAAGCGATTCAGTTACAGGACGATAATCTTGCCGCCGTGGCGAATGAGATTGGTTGGATTAATTTCCCTGATCGAATTCGTAACCCCTCTCTCCGTACGGAGGAGGCCCCTGTAGGAGCATGGGTAATCATGGAGGCGGGAACCCCGACTTTAATGTCCGATGCTGATTTCCGAGCTACTTTTATTGTCCCCGAGGAAGAGCAGCTTACTTTCGGTGAGGCTAACCTATGAAACATGATTACACCCAGTCCGACCGGTACGTTAAGATTGATCGACCTGTAGCTTTACCGGGATGCTGTTTCTTTTGCCGCAAGGCCGACGCTGAGTTTTATGTCGACCTGAAGATGCAGTCTGAGCACCCTGTAGGAATTGCTATGGACGGGGCAGTTTATATGTGCTCCGAATGCATTGACTTTATTGCACGTATCACAGGTTATACTAAATTAGAGCAAATCATTATCGACGAGAATAAAGACTTAGACTCTAAGTTGTATGTTGCAACCCGGCAGATTGAAGCCTTAACGAAGGTGACACATGAATTATTGGATAGTGGGTTTAGTGTGCCTGATGGCATGGCTGAGCACGTTGCTAGTGTTTTACAAATTGTGGAGACTAAGCCAGCAGTCGAGTCAGAATCTGATTCAACAGTTGACGAAAGCGAACCAGGAGCTTCTGAATCGAGCGATGACGAAGGAGTGGGAGAGCTTCGTCCAAGTAAATCAGGCAAGCTCGCTTTTAACCTCGCCTAGTGTAACACGTCGTACAGATGCAGATGAGTTAGAAGCTTTCGGACATAGCTTTGACTCTTATGGAGAGGAAATGAGTCTTGGAGATGAACTTACCGAGCTCGGAATCGGATTCGTCGACCCGACCGAAGACCTCGGAATCTAATAAAGAAATCGTCGGCTGGCTGGATAGCCAGTATTCTCGAATGAAGAATGAACGAACTATTTTTGAGCGGGAATGGTTCGGGAATCTTGCCTTTTACTTCGGCCAGCAATGGGTACAGTGGCTGCGGACGGGCACAAATGTATATGCAGAGCTTAAAGTTCCCGTAGCGCCTCCGTGGCGTGTGCGGCTTGTCTCTAATAAGATTAAGCCAATGGTTCGTAAAGAACTGGCACGTCTTACTAAAGAGCGTCCTACAGGGGCAGTTATCCCTGCATCTACTGAAGATAAAGATATCATGGCAGCCGCTTCGGCGGAACAGATTCGTGAGCATCTTTGGCGAGAGCTTAAGATGAATCGTCTGCTTCGACGTACCCTTTTCTGGACGGTGTTAACCGGAAATGGATACGTTAAAGACTACTGGGACCCGTCTGCTAAAGACAGTGACGGATCACCGGGGCGCATTATCTGTGAGCCTGTATCTCCTTTTCATCTTTTTGCCGGAGACCTTCAAGAAGAAACTATCGAAGGTCAACCCCTTTTACTCCATGTATCTGTTAAACCTACGAGTTGGGTTAAGTCTGTATATGGAGTCGATATCAAGGCAGAAGGAAAAAATTCGTCTCCTACCTGGGAGGCGCAGCTCCTAAAGGGACTTAACCTTCAGAACGCAGAGCATCCCGGTGGGACCGTTCAGATTAAGGAGGCTTGGATTAAACAAGCACCTTTCCTTAAGGACGGCGGGCGTGTAGTGTGGGCGGGTGGACAGGTTATCTCTATTGATGAAGGATTACCCTACGCCTATAACGACTATCCGTTCACTAAGTTTGAGCATATTGAGACAGGACGCTTCTATTCGCAGTCCTTTATCAGTGATCTAATTCCTTTGCAGAAGGAATATAATAGAACACGATCTCAGATTATTGAGGCTAAGAATAGAATGGCAAAGCCTCAATTAATTGCTCAGAAGGGGGCTGTAGATACTCGTCGTATGACATCGGAGCCCGGACTTATTATTGAGTTCACTCCAGGTATGTTACCGCCTCAGCCTCTACCTCTCCAGGCATTACCTGGATATGTAGCTCAAGAGCTTGATCGTAATATCATGGATATGAATGATATTGCATCTCAGCATGAGATTACTAAGGGGCAAAGTCCTCCTGGGGTAGAGGCAGCTACTGCAATCAGTTTCCTTCAGGAACAGGATGATTCTGCTATTAGTAATGCTCTTTCCTCTGTAGAGGAAGGTGTAGAGCGTATCTCGAAGCATTTACTTTCTCATGTGGTTGAATTTTGGGAAGTACCTCGAATGGTTCGGGTCAGTGGAGTCAATTATGCCGTTGAAGCCTCAGAGCTTAAGGGGTCTGATATCAACGGGGCTACTGATTGGACTGTGGTTAATGGATCTGCTACGCCACGAAGTATAGCGGCTAAGCAGGCTTTTATCACTGATTTGATGAAGAATCAGTTTATCAATCCTGAATTGGGACTGCGTTATCTCGGTATTGCTGAGACTGATAGTATTTATCAGGATCTTCAAATTGACACCCGAGAAGCTCAGCATGAGAATATTCTCATGTCTAGGATTGAACCCCCTGCTGAGGAAGAACTCACTCAGAAGGCTAACGCAATCCTACAGGCTCAGCAACAGATTCCTGAGCAGAGCCGATTACAACCTGTTCAGATTGCTAACCGGGCATTATTAGAGTATGTAATGCCTCTGAACTCTTCGGATAATCATATCTCCCACGTACTAGAGCATGAGAGGTTCCAAAAGACACAGCAGTTTAAGCTACTTCCTAAGATTCTTCAACAGATTAATATTCTGCACACTAAGATGCATATGCAGGCTTGGGCAGCAGAAACGGGAATTCAATTGGATCTAGAAGATCCTCGTCTTGTTGGTGTGTTCAAGGGACACGGTGCTCCACCACCTATGTCTATTGAAGATGCACCGCAATTACCACCTGGAGGTCAGGTACAAAATGGCTGATTTAACTATTGGAAATCAGTTTGGAGTTGCAGACCGTAATCATGCCGGCGATGTTTCTGCCGGTAACTTCGATGACGGCGAAGTTTTAGTGGACGCAGACCAGATGTCTGTTACTACTATGCGAACTCGACTTCTCGCTATCGGCGGTTTCTATACTGCTACTACCCTTAACCAGATGACCGAGAACGATATGCGTTTCGCTATTCGTAGTAATGATCATTCTAATACTATCTAAGGAATAAAAGTGACACAACCAGCGGTTGATTCTTCCCACGGTACTCTAGTTGCTTCAACTGTAACCACTGTTAATTTGGATGCAGGTGCGGGCAACATCTTAGAGTCTATCGAGGTCGTAAATGTTGATGGCAATGACGAGATTTATTTCGTAGTCAACGACGCAGCAAATCCCCCGTCTGATCCTACAGTTGCAGTAGCCGATTCCCGTGTTGTTCCTGCGGTTCGAGGGCAGTCTTATCTGTTCGTTCCGGGTGGAACTATGCGTAAGGCTACTGTTAAACTTATTTCGGCCGGTACGCCTGCGTATTCCGTAGTTGGAGAAAAACGATAATGCGTACAGGGCTTAAGTCCTCTAGGGGCCATGTTAATCGTAGACGTCCTAGGGGCTTAAGCCCTGTAGAGGATGTTTCGTTTATCGAGACGCATGCTAATACTAAGGGTTACATACGTGCTAAGGACTATGATCCGGAACAGCATATATTCCCGCAGCGTAAGACGAACACTCCGTTATCGGGAGCTCAGTTAGGTTCTACTAAATCTTTAGAGTTCGGTAAAGACGAAAACGGAGAGTTTCTACTACAGGTAGATGTAGCGGGTAGTTACATCTCTTCGGATTCTTTACCTAATTTATCTGCAAAAAATCTTTTTGTCTGGGCTTGGGGTATACGGAGCGCTAATGGGGCGACTTCGCAGATAACCGGGCAGTGGGGGTCTGCTGGTAGTAAGGCAGTTCGAATTATTGAATCGGCTGCAGGAGCATTGCAGTTTCAGTATAGTACTGATGGAACTACTGTAGTCATCCCGTCTATTTTATCAGCAGAGCCCTCTTGGTGGACTGATGCAGTCTCTCCTGGGTGGATTGGTGCTTTCTATAACCATTCGGCTGGAGAAGTAGTCTGGTATGATGGAGGTACGGGTGCTGTACCTAGCTGGTCGGTTCTTGAAACAGATGTAATCGGTGTTATTACTATTTCGGATGAGTCAGCGGGAACGCCTATTTCAATAGGGTGCGATGATACCCCTGGGGGCGCTAGGTGGACTACTAAGATATATGCAGCAGGCGTGGGTTCCTCTACTACTAGTCTAGACGATTACGGTAGATGGGATGCCTCTCTCTTTAAAAAAGGCAATAGAGGACATGGATCTATTGCTACGGATGCTCAAGGAAATACTTGGACAATAAATCGTGCGGGTTCTCCCTTATCTGTAATTGATACCCGTGACGGCAACGGCAAACGTGTCCGGTTCAAGGGCACCAGCGCCAACTCGATTCGGTCATCCACAAAGCCAACGCTGACGGGCGGAGAAGTTGTCACCATCACCGCCAAGATGGCTGCCGCAGACTGGAACGCAGACCAGTTTGTGTGTGCCGACTTTCGGCCGACAGGGAACCAGCGGTCATGGGGATTCCGTAGACGCTCATCGGGTGTGCTGCGGCTGTCGGTGTCCTCGGATGGGACGGCCGTATCCCATTTCGACGGTAACGGGTCTGCGTTCCAATCAGCGTTGACGGATGACGCCGTGGGCTGGCTGCGGATGGTGTGGACCGTCGGGACCGATGTCGAGTTCTACGTGTCGACCGACGGCACAACCTTCACGCAGTTCGGGACTGCCGTCACATGTACAACGATCCCGTTTGCTGGCAGTGGCCTACTGGAGTTGGGGTCGGCCGCTGACGGCACATCTGAGATTATGGTTGGCGACTTGTTTGATGTAACGGTCGATGTGGATGGGACGAACTCCAACCACTTCGACGCCGCATTAATTAATAGGTATAAGTGGCGGTTAGATAATATCGTAGAATCCGATGTAGACGGAGAAGCTTGGCAAGTTGTTTATACAGATTCAGCAGAAGATGCCAATGATCCTGTAGTGCTGTGGCATTACGGTGAGGATTACGCCTACATGACCGGAAGTACGTCTAACACTCTATCTTCACCTACTACACAAGCTGTAGCAGATGGCTCTGTGCTTTCACTAAGGGCTAACGTTTCTTTAACGGATTGGTCGCCTTCTGCTATTAATCGTATTATTGACGGTCAACTTTACCTCATGGTGAATACTTCTGGAGGAATTAGATACGGGTTTAATGGTGTCAGTACTTTCCCCACAGCCAATTCCTCAATTGCCATACCTGTACTAGATAACATGGATCTTCAGATCAGGGCAGATCATACCCCCTCTGCTGATACTGTAGACTTCCTTTATAGGTTTGGTACAACAGACTTATCTGATGACACCGGTTGGAGTACTCTAGGTACTCAACAGTCAATTACTGATGAAGCTTTTGATGTACTTATTACTGGAGGTACTTTCACCCAATACTTCGGAGGAGGCTCCTCCTCACAACCTCTAAGTGGAAAAGGGTATAGAGCTCTTATTAAAGACGATGATACGGTTATATGGAATATAGATATTTCAGATGCCCCTGCTGACGGTACATCGTTCACGGATTCTGTTACGTCGAACACGGTTACGATTAACCGTTCTCAGGATGCATTCGCTACTAGCATCGTGAAATTCCCCAAGTGGTTGCACGGGGATTCGCATTATCTTAGTATCCCTCACCATGCTTCTATGGATGCTGACCCCGTATCTGTTTTTGCTAATCTTATTCTTCATTCTGAGAATAATGGGTGGAAACCTATCATCACTAAGAAGAATGATATCGCTGCTATAACGGCAGGATATATGATGCAGAGGCATAATACTAATGAGAGAGTCTATATCAATGAAGGGGACGGTACCTTATCTTCTGATGTAGGGGCTTTGAGTACAGGATTTAGTCATAGCACTAGACATACAGTTGCAGGTGTGTTTAGTCCTACCGACCAAGAGTATTACTTGGATGGGGTATCTAAAGACTCTGCTACCCCCGCTCTGTCTGCTTTAACTAATACAGAAGATTTTGTTATTGGCGCAGATGGAGCAAGGTTCTCTACTCTAGGTGTGGGGGAGATGATGGCGGTAGCTATTCTAGACTCTAGGGTTTCAGATACTGAAGCTCTGGAAATCCATAACGAACTGGCGTTAGTATGAGATTGGAACTAGATGCAGCGGAATGGGAGAATGCGTCGATGGATCGACGAGCATTTTTCACAGGATGTACTAGATTTAATCTCGGTACTCCTGTGGCTGAGTATGCTAGTTATGATATCGACGGCCATCCTGTAGGAGAACCTGTACGTTACGTATTCAGTCACCCAAAGATTACTTTTGAGGACGCCGTCCGAGCAACAGAGTCTTTGAAGGTACCTTCAGTAAATGTTCCCCGCCCTGTAGGAGATTCTATACCGGATCGAGCCGAATATTTTGCAGTAGTGGAAGATAGATTACGACCACGAGATGCAGAAGGTAGAGTTACGGTAGATCATATCCAAGCATTTAAGGATCAACTCTCTGAGAATGCGGATATTAATAAAGAATTGCGGGGAAGGAGAGCCCAAAGAGGGGCTCAGCCTTTACCAAAAATTCCGTAAACCTAGCACTTGACATAGTGCTGTCTGTTATGTAATCATCTAACTGGGGAGGCGAAGGCTAGCCCCTGTAGGAGTATATAAATGTCCATGCCTATGGAAGAACAGCCTGTTATTGAAGAGGTTGAGGAACCTGTAGCTGAGGAAAGCACCTTAGAACAGGAAGTCCAGTATGAACTCTCAGAACATGCACGTAATTTCCTTGGTACTCACGAGATTTCCCCCGAGTTCTATCCTGAGTTTGAGGGAGTCTTAAAAGCCTGGGATGCTGGAGCACAGCGTAAGTTCCAGGAATATCAGCAGCAGTTGGAACCGTATAAGGAGTTCGGATCTCCTGATGAGATTCGAGCTATGCGTGAAACCATTAGAACTATTCAGGAAAATCCTGAAGCATTCTATCAGGTTCTTGCAGAGCAATACGGTCAGCCACAGCCGCAACAGCAAGCACCTAAGCTTGATTTAGGTGCAGAATTTGAAGATCTAACTCCTGTTATTTCTCAGATGCAGCAATCTTTTGAGCAGCGATTTGAGCAACAGGAAAAAGCCTATCAGTCTCAGCTGGCGCGTTTAAACCAGGCCG